GCCTTAAGCTACACGCCGGTATTCGAAGCACCATACGATTTCTCTTCCATTGCAGGTCCGGATTTCCCGGCCCTTGTTCTGGAGGAGGATAGTTGGTTCTCTACACTTCCTTATCAGGTTGATGCGGGCTTCCAATTTAAGTTACAGGAATTCCTTTCACAAGGAACCCGTGACCCTCGGAAGTTTGAACATATGGTCACCCTAATGGTGCGTCATATGTTGCCTGAAATCAGGCCGTCATCGTTCCTAGCTGCCTCTAAGGCGTTGGATGATAATATACTCATTCTTAAAACGAATGAGCTACAGAATCTCCAGCATCTTCCAGACATTCTAGGCTTTCTGCCGGATCTTGTGGCTATCGTTCGTGCGTGCGTAAAAGCCGCCGAAGGAGATCCATCTGCGATAATCGATCTTATCGATTTAGTCACTGAGGAAATACTCAAGTGGCGATTCCAGAGGGACCCAGCTATTCGCTCGGCTGACGAGTTGTCAGACGCCGATATAGATGGGACGCTGCAAGCATTACACCAGCGTCGAGCTGCCACCATGAACGGAGGTTTTCGTTACATCTTTACAGATGACGAGAACTTCTTCAATGATGGCGTACTCACGCTTGAGACGCATACTAAGATCAGAGTCAAATTTGACCTTAGTACCTGGATGATGGGGTTGCTTGATGCCAATGCGACTGGGCTCTTGCCCAATTTATCACGCATATGGCAGCTTCTCCCATTCTCTTTCGTTATCGACTGGTTTACGAATATGGCTAAGAGGTTGCATCTGGTTGATAACCAGAGCATTTATTTGGTGTTAGGCGTTTTGGTGCCTACACTCATATAAGGTAGTTTACTACCCCTCGCCAGCTCGCCTCGCCGACTATGGCCTGGTCTGCCCGAACCCATCGTCAAAACCTTTCGGTATTTCGGTATACTCTAGAGAATTTACTAGATGTATGCCAAGACTCAAGAACTCTAAATTTGACTTCTTGAGACCAACGACAAGTCCTGACCCAGTTACTGTCGGTGCCCTGCTATGTCAACTCGTCATATAGACGATGTTCATAGCCCTATTCTAAGAAAGAACAAGACCATGGACATCTCTTTGTACGCGTTGAAATCCTTCTCCTCCCGTTCCTTGATCCTCGAAGACTACTTTGAGACCTCGACGCAAGCCTGGACTACTCTTCTCATGTCTGAGATAGAGTACCATGCTCACTTCGCTGGTTTCACTGTTCATCTTTGCGGGGTTATGGCTTGGGAGATGATGGATGAACCTATAACCCTGGCTGATCGCATCGAGGTATATCTAGCTTCTGGACTCATTTGTCCTAAGTTCGATCTTCCCCGACGTGCCATTAATATGGCGACAATTTCCACTCCTGAGACTTCTCAGGTTCTTAAGCGGAAGTTCTCCGATCATTCATCGATTAAGGTTTCATATCGCAGGGATTCCGTCGAGATTAAGGCATCCGAGTCATCTGGACTGTTTGCTTGGCTCTTAGCCAAATATCCAGACACCCGCTTCGCTGAGGAATTCATACTCCTTAGCTCGTGGGCTCCATGGCTGCAACGCATTCGTAACGGTGTTGTTCTCCGTTACCGCACTGCCGCCATGACTCCAGTTCTGACCCGTTTGTCCGTTCCTCTTGTCGGAAGTATCGTGGCAATGTTCTCCATTAACATGTGGAGATCCTTGCCTTTGCCCTCGCGCATATTGATGCGCGATTTTGTTTCCAGCAATTTCGCTGGAGGCATTTAATACAACTTCGAAAGGAAGTGTATCCATGACAACGACCATAGCTTATTCAAATAAGCCTACGGCCACCGCCACAGATGTTGCTATCAAGATGTTCGACCAATCCGACTTGGAATTGCGTCAGAACAGCTATGATCCGAAGACGAACGCCTTCCTCGCTGAGTATGTACTCAACGATGGCGATCGCGCTCGGCCTACAACAGTTAGTGCTATTGCCCGCGTGAATAAGGACCTCTCGGTCTTCTACTCACTCAAGGTTCGCACTTACCGTACCGTGACTGTCGATTCTGTTATCAAGGAAGATGAGCCCGCTGATTTCAATATCAGCTGGTCCCAGGCTTCCCTGCAGGACGACATTACCGCGGTGCTTGCCATGCTTGGCGCAGCCTACGGGCTGCTCATGGATGGCGTTACCACGAAGATTCCCAATGAAGGGGTCATCGGCAAGTTCAATCTTGCATTGGTAACAGGGCTGTACGAGTAACATATGACTCACCGGGGAGCTACCGTGCTCCTCGCGTCTGGTGCCATCAGTATCTCAACTGATGACATCACTTTTCCTCCTAGTTTCAACTATGGCTTGAACGATCACTTTCTAAAGGTGTTCGTCCAGTCTTATTTGAAACTCCTTTGTGATAGCCCTCTCGAACCCACGAAGCCTAAACCTGCAAAGGTTTATGCTCGCTTTTACAAGCGCCTAGTCACCGTTCATTTGCGTGACTTAATTCGTGAGTTTTCCAGTTTCGCTGATGCTATACTTTCTACAAGTTTTAGCACCATCGAGGACGCGTCAATACGCGTTTTCTTTGAACCGATGAAAGACACTCCTATTTTCAAGGAGTATCTAATTTGGTACAATACTGGAGACTCTGCCATGCTTACCTACATACTCTCCTTCCTTCGTTTTGGGAAGAAGATCAAGTATGTGGATAAGGACTTGGACGCCACCGCCTTTCGCGGTTGGCTCAAGGTCGAAGAGTCGCTTGATACTCTACGATTCAACGACATCGATACGGATTCACTCCGCGTCATTATCGCTGAATTAGTGGGTGCTCTTGGTATAGACACTATCCTACCCTCATTTGGGACGGGTAAGGTGTCAGAGCCTCATATCCAGGACGTGTACGACAAGCTGGTTGAGCTTGGAACACATCCTAGGCTAGAGTATGCCTTTTCATCCAACCGCATCGGCTATTATAGCGGTGTAGAGGATCAAGGCTTCGGGACCTCTTACGGTCCTGTACACAAGGGAAAGCGCTCAGATGACGTAGCGCGACTCAAGTTTGTCCCAAAAGACATAACGAAAAGTCGTTCCATTTGCATGGAGCCCAACTCTTTTATGTACTACCAGCAGGCAGTACTGAGATGGGTCCTACGTTCTTTTGATAGTAGTCCAATCTCTAAGTTTGTTAACCTTAGAGATCAGGGGGCCAACAGGCTCGCTGCGTTGCATGGGTCCAAATACCTGTGTAGCGATACTATCGATCTGAGTTCCGCATCCGATAGCGTTCATATGGAGTTAGTTAACCGGGTTTTTCCACCCGATTGGCTTTTCTATCTGAGCGCTACTAGAACGTCGAGGGTTCAGATCCCCGATGGTTCTATTCGGACTGTGAATAAGTTTGCCCCTATGGGCAGTGCGCTGTGTTTCCCAACACAGTGTATCATATTCACTGGTGTGTGCATCTATGCATACATTGCGTACGCAAAGGGGAAGACCACAGGAATCTGGAAACCTACTTCAAGGGAGATCCGTGACGCGCTTAACACTCGCGCCTCGGAGTACTTCTCTAGTAGATCAGCCTCGAGCGCCTTTGGAAAGCGCTTGGAGACTCCTGTGGTATACGGCGATGACATCATATGTGACACTCGTGTCACCGATGACATCATTTCCATACTGTCTCGCCTTGGTTTCCAGGTGAACGTCGACAAGTCGTTCACTGGGCGCAACTCATTCCGTGAATCTTGCGGGGTGTACGCGTACCGGGGTGAGGATGTAACTCCTG